TCTTGAATAAGTTTGCTTTGTGTTTAATATGAGCGTCCGTGTAGTGTTCTTGGTCCTTAAGGTCCGTTCGTTTAAATAGAACCGCGATAACTTTCGAAATATAATTGTTAGGGTTGTTCTTAATAATCTTTTCAATATGTTTCATATCGCGAACCGAAATAGTTAATTTCTTGTCGTGACTTTTGTAGGTGTACCCTTCAAGTTCAAATGACTTTAAAAACTTTTTTGACGCTTTGTAAGTAATTGAGTTAAATTCTTTGACCTTTTCTTTGAATTCAGTAAACTCTAACTCGTTGACCTCTGTTTCGTCAGCACCCAAAAACACGAATATAGTTACCCACTTTTCAAAGGCATCTAATTCTTGGCTGGTTATTTCTGAAACCTTTTCAAACTGCTCAATTGTCAGTTCATTAATTACGTTTGGTACTTCTTTACTTCCGATTTTTAACATAACTTTTTTTAACAAATATAAAAAAAATAACACTTATAAAATAACACCTATTATTTAGTAATGAAAGAGGAGTTACCACTTTATAAAATAACTATCGACGAAGAGTATAGCGAAGGCGAAGAACTCGGTATTGATATGATTGCATTCACGTCAAAACCAGCTGTTATGGTCAAAGGTATGGCGTTTAAGGCTGTTGAAAATTTCTTTTTTAAAGACGAACCGAAAATGAGGATTGTTGCACCCGCAATGATTCCAATGAATATATATAGGAACGACGAAGGCGAAGAATATTACGTTCAATTTACGGAACAAGAAATTGAGAATATTTACTCAAAGTTTATGCAAGACCTAAACAATCAAAATTTGTTTAATCTTGAACATACAGAAAAGAAAGTTCCAGCGTACATTTTAGAAGCTTGGATTGTTGACAACCCGAAAGAAGACAAGAGTTATTCAACATACGGTATCGAAGTTCCAAAAGGGACTTTAATGTTAACCGCACAAATTACAGATAAAGAATATTACCAAGAGTTGGTAAATAAAGACCAAGTTGGATTCTCAATTGAGGGTTTTTTAGGTCTTAAATTAAGTAATAATATAAATAAATTTTCTATGAAATTACCTGACGGTGAACACTTAATCGAGGGCAAAATCTACGTTGTAAAAGACGGTGAGATTATCGAGATTAAAGAAGAAGTTCCAGCGGAAATGGAAGCGGAAATGGCTGAAGAAGTTGTTGAAGCTGAAGTTGAAGCCGAAGAGGTTGTGGCAGCGGAAGTTGAAGAAAAAGTTGAAGAAGAAATTGCAATGGCGGTTGACCCTCAAACGGATTCTGAAGCGGTTCTTGCTATCGTTCAACCTGTTTTAGACGCTTTAGCAACCGAGTTAACGAAGGCTATCGCTGAAGTAAAAGCATTAATACCCGTTGTTGAAGAAGACGAGGTTGAAGAAGTTGAATTGTCGGAGCAAAAATTCACGGCAGTTGACAGATTAAAAAAATACAGACAATTATTTAAAGAAAACTAAAATGAACAGAAAATTAAAATTCGACTTAGACATCGAAACAAACGCACTTTTATGTGCTAACCCTGACGAGTTCTATTCTCGTGCTTATTTAACTGAAGACCTTGTTGACAATTACAGAACTTTGCCTGGAATTAAGTCAGCTACTAAACTTGCAAACGTTGCTTTCGGAAATATTTTACAAGCTTCAAACTGTAACTTTACAGCGCCTAACGATTCACTTGATGCAATCGACATCGACGTTTGTCCTTTGTCAGCAATGGCTCAAATTTGTCAGTTTGATTTAGAGCAATCTTTTGTTTCTTTGCAAATGGCTCAAGGTTCTAACGGTGATTTCACGGTAGCATCTTTTATGAACTACTATTGGAACGAAATGTCTTTGAAAATACAAGAAGATTTAGAGTTAATCAGATGGCAAGGTGACACAAGTTTAAACCCTGTAACTTATCCAATTCAATCTTTGTGTGATGGTTACTTGAAAAAACTTTGTGCTGATGGTGATATTGCTGCTGGTATTTATGCGGGTGCTATTGATAGCACTAACGTAATCGCTCAAATGACTGCGGTTTACACGGCTTTACCTCCAGCGGTTAGACGTAGAAAATCAGAGTTAAGATTTTATGTTTCTTCAAACGTTGCCGCTGCATACGAATTGGCTGCTGCTAGTGGTAATACTCAAACTTACGTAACGCTTCCTTTAGGTTTAACTTTCTTGGGTGTTAAAGTTGTAGTTGCTGACGGTATGTTTGACGATACAATGGTATTGACACGTAAGTCTAACCTTATCTACGCATTTGACGGAGAAGGAGATTCTAAAGCGTTGAAAGCGGTAAACTTGACTGATACAGTTGCAGAGCCTTACTTAAGAACTCGAGCAAATATGAAGGTAGGTTTTTACTATACAAACCCAGCGGAGATAGTAGTTTACTCACTTTGTTTTGACTAATTAATTTAATTAATAATTTGAAGGGGGTGGGGTTATCCCTTACCCCTTTTTTAATACTTTAAAATATGGCTTGTACAGCATTAGAAGCAATCGTAAAAGGGTGTGACAACAATATAGGAAGCATCACTAAAATTTATATTAACGACCTTGAGAACGTAACGGCGGTTACAGAGGACGTTCCAAACTGGATTATAACAGCAATAACGGTAACTGCTGACTTCGAAGAGTTTGAGTTTAGACGTAACACTTCAAACTACACAGAAGAAGCTGCAATCGATTTAATTAACGGTTCGTCTTTCGTTACTCAAACTATTAACTTAATGTTCCACAGACGTGAAGGAGCGAAGTCGAGAGCTATTAAAATTCTTGGCGAAGGTCAAAGAGATTTAGCGGTTATCGTTCTTGACGGAAACGGAAAGTATTGGTATTTTGACAAAGTTCAAGTTACCGCTTACGGTGAGGGTTCAGGAACAGCGAAGGCTGACGGTTCTAAATACTCTTTAGTATTGACTGCGGAAGCTGAAAACTTGGCTTACGAGGTTGACCCTGACGTGATTCCAACGGTAATATAAACCACGCAAACAACTTAAGACCCTCGATTTCTGTCGGGGGTTTTTTTGTTTTATAACAAACACATTATTAACCCTATTATTAAATAAGATGATTTATTTAGACAAAGGCGAAATAAACACATTTGTGTTAACATTAACAGAAAGCGCAACGCTTACCACACCCGTTTGGTTGTTCGTCTTTGAGAACGAATTTAACACGGCGTCAGAGCCTATTTACTGGGTGGGTGTTGACACGTCACCATATACTTATCGATACAATTTATTCACTTTAGAGGAAGGTGTTGATTTGACTTTAATTATAGGTCAATATACATACAAAGTTTACGAAAGTCCCGTGCCTATTATAGTTGACCCGAACACGAATGCAAACGGTTTGAATTTAGTTGAGGAAGGTCGAATGGTGGTTAATGGTGACGCACCAAGTTCAATTTATGATTAATTTATGAAAATATTCGGAATAGAAATAGGCGGTAAAAAAGACAGCGTTGAAGTTGTTCAAGGTAATAACTATCAAGCATTCAGCACACCGTTTTTAAGAGTAGGAGAAGGTAACCTTTCACTACCTTACGTTAATTCAAGACAAGTTGTAAACGGTCGAATTAGATTTGGAAGCGACGACCTTTATCCACAGCTACTAAATCAAATGTATTACACGTCACCATTACACGGGGCAATCGTAGATTATAAAACAAACGCTGCGGTCGGTGGTGGGTTCGAATTAACCGTCGATGCTCAAGCAACAGCAACCGAAAAAGTGGACGTTTACACCTTCGATAAGCGCACTAACTTAAAACAGCTTGTTCCTGTACTAACGAAAGACGTTATTATTCACAATAGAGCGTACTTTTACCTTTGTTTTAACCAGTCAGGCGACCTAATTAAAATCAAACATATCGGTGCTGAAAAGATTCGAAAGGATAAATACGGTGAAACATACTTTATTTGCGAAGATTGGAGTAGTCAAATCGATATTAAAGAAATAAAGCCTTACCGATGGAACTTAAAACAACGTGAATGCTTGTATGTTTACGAAAATAAGTCCGTAGGTCAAGACGTTTACCCGTTACCGCAATATAGTTCGGCAATGAATTGGGCGTTTTTGGATGGTGAAATGTCGTATTTGCAAAAGAGTAATATAATAAACTCTATTTTCCCA